GCCGGTCTCTAAACCAGACAGGCAATCTCGTGTAACCTTCGGTGGTAACCGAAAGAACTAATTTTTTAGCTCTTTTGTCCATCGAATAATAAAACTTAACCCTTTAAAAAAGGAAATAACGATGGCAAATAAAGACGCAGCATTCGGGTTTAGACCCGTAAGGCATCTTACAGGCGGTCTGATTAGAACAAACGAATACAAAATAGCAGCCAACTATGGTACTAGCATATTTATGGGTACGCCCGTATTAGCGGTAACTGCTGGCGGTATTGAAGTAGCTGATGATTCAGCGGGAACTCCTAGTGTAATTCTAGGTATTTTTGCAGGATGTTTCTATACAGATCCAACTACAAGTAAACCAACGTTTAGTAATTTTTATCCAGCAAGCACAAATGCTTCTGATATTGTTGCAAATGTTTACGACGATCCAAGAATCGTCTTTGAAGTTCAACATGACGGAACTGGAACAGCAGCGATGAATTTCGGTGGGTTTGATTTCGTTGGTAAAAGTGGAAGCACTACTTCTGGCAGATCTTCTGGCGAATTAGATACTTCTACTGTTACAACGTCTGGACAATTTAAACAAATAGGTATTTCGAAAGATCCAAACAACAGTGATACTGGTTCTGCAAACGCTAACGCGTATGTAATTCCAAATGTTGGGGAACATTCTTACTTATTAACAACAGCATTAGGCTAATAGGAGACATATATGGCTATTTCTAGATCACAATTGGTCAAAGAGCTTGAACCGGGTCTTAATGCTTTGTTCGGGTTAGAATACAACAGGTATGAAAATCAACACACGGAGATTTTTGATACCGAAACTTCAGATCGTGCATTTGAAGAAGAAGTAATGCTATCGGGTTTCGGTGCAGCACAAGTAAAACCAGAAGGCGGATCAGTTAATTATGATGACGCGACTGAGTCTTTTACTGCTCGCTACACACACGAAACTATAGCTCTTGCTTTTTCAATCACTGAAGAAGCCGTAGAGGATAACCTTTACGACAAGATCAGTTCAAGATACACAAAAGCATTAGCTCGTTCAATGGCAAATGCCAAACAGGTGAAAGCAGCTAACGTATTAAACAATGCGTTTGATTCTAGCTTCACAGGTGGAGACGGCGTAGAATTATGTTCTACTGCTCACCCAACCACTGGTGGCAATATCAAAAACGAATTAACAGTTGCTGCTGATCTAAACGAGACATCTTTAGAACAAGCATTGATTGACATTGCTGGACTTACTGACGATAGAGGATTAAAAATCGCTCTCAACGGTACGAAAATGATTATTCCAGTAAATCTTCAATTCACTGCTGAAAGACTAATGAAGTCTGGTCAAAGAACCGGCACAGGTGATAATGATATTAATGCTGTAGGTAGCATGGGAATGATTCCTCAAGGTTATGTAGTGAATAACTACTTAACTGATACAGATGCATTCTTTATCAAAACTGATGCGCCTAACGGATTAAAACACTTCCAAAGAGCGCCAATTTCCACTAAGATGGAAGGCGATTTTGAAACTGGAAACGTTAGATACAAATCTAGAGAAAGATACTCATTCGGGTTCTCTGACTTTAGAGGTATCTTTGGTTCACCGGGAGCATAATTACTCTTAACTTGTGGGGGATTCATACCCCCACAAGACAACTAGGATAATTTGTTATATTGACTGCCCTAGCAGACGCTCGTAGAGACAATATAACTTTACTTACGAGGTAAAAATGGCTAACTCAACTTTTAGCGGTCCGGTAAGATCGGAAGCTGGTCACAAAGTAATAACTAAAAATACAAGTACAGGTGCAATTTCAGAACACGCAACTTTAAATAGTGTAGCAACTGGTGATGTTTCAAGCAATTCAGCAGGTTCACTTTTGTTAAATGCAGCAGCTACTAACACATCAACTTTACAAACATACCAAGCAACAATCACTGTAGCTAACGGTGCAACAACTGGTAAAGAGGCGTCAATAGGTATGCCTGCAAACTTTATCCCTATGTGTGTTGCTGTTAACGTAACTACAGCATCAACAAACAACGTCAACTTAGTTGATATTGGTGATGATGGTGATACAGATTCATACACTGACGGCATTGCCATAGCAGTAAATGCTACTGGTTTCAAAGGTGTCTTTGGTTGTAATGGTG